TATTCGATGCAATGGATAACGGGGCTAAGACCTATTGCCTTCGCGAATATCAATCGAGTATTAAAAACTCGGTACATTCTCTATTAAAGGATGAGATAAGCCGGTTAGAGTTTGAAGGCTTTGATACTCAGCAAAACACCATAAAATATAAAGATGTTGAGGCTTTCGAGTTCGCCGGTCTAGCTAGAAACGTTGATTCAATCAAATCGGCACACGGCTTTAAAAGGTTTGTCATTGAAGAGGCCCAATTTATATCACAAGACTCTCTCGATACTTTGACGCCGACCGCGCGTAAGAAACCGCAAAAGGGATTGCCGACCAAGATCAAGCAAGAAGAAGATGTAAGTAATGTAAGCATGGTTTTTATAGCCAATCCTCACAGCTCAGCCGATCCATTTAGCCAGAGGTTTATAGTTCCCTTTCAAGATGAACTTGATGAACACGGATTTTATGAAGATGATTTGCATTTAATTGTCGTTATGAATTATGAGGATAACCCTTGGTTTGAGCAGTCAGGTCTAGAAGAGGAACGACAATACGACTACAAAAACAAGGAGCGCAACCTTTATGACCATATTTGGCTAGGTAAGCATAATGATTCTGTTGATAATTCAATAATCAAGGCTGAATGGTTTGATGCCTGTGTCGATGCTCATAAATTGCCGCACCTAGCAGAGGCGTTAAAACCTCACGGCGTTAAGATAGCGTCGCACGATCCGGCAGACGGCGGGAAAGATGCCAAGTCATTCACTATGCGCCACGGCTCAATAATTACCCATGTTAAAGAATATAAAGCTGGAGAGATTGACGAAGGCTGTGATTGGGCTACAGGTTTGGCTATTAACTTAGGCGCTAATATTTTTCGATGGGATGGCGACGGTATGGGCGCAGGCTTAAAGCGTCAAGTATCAGACGCCTTTGCCGGTACTCAAATCACCTATGAAATGTTTCGAGGTGGATTATCTGGTGGCGCTCAGCATCGAGCCGAGGATATTTATACCCCGGTTCAAGATGATAGTAACAAGACACCAACAACATATTCTGAAACCTTCTTAAACAACCGCTCACAGAGTTATATCAGTTTGGCTGATAGGTGTTACAATACATATAAATGTGTTATTAAGGGTGAGTATATAGACCCCGATGAGATGATAAGCTTTGATTCTTCCGGTATTGATAACATGGGCGCGTTTAAGTCTGAGATTTGCCGCATACCTAGAATACCGAACCCTAAAGGATTGATGCAGATTATGGGCAAACAGAATATGAAGAAGTTAGGGATAAAATCCCCTAATATGTCCGATGGTGTGATGATGACAATGCCGTTTCCAGTATTGGAAGCCCCACAAGCAAGAGACTTAAATTTTAGCTAATTATTATGACTGACTATACAAACCACGACACTGTTATACAAAACCTGCAAACTGATCAGCAGGCCGAAACCGATCAAAGAAGCCTGTCAAGGGTAGACCAAAAGTTTATACATGAACCTAACGGCATGTGGCAAGACGAAGACTCAACGGTAAAGAATTGGGGCGATAAACGACCTCGCGTCACATTAGATATGATTAGCCCTCAAATAGATCAGATAGCTGGCGAGATTGAGCAAAACGAATTCCAAGCCAAAGTAGATGCAATGGGCGGCGGTGCAAGTGATGACGTAGCCAAGATATTTGGCGACATTATCCGCAACATTCAAGTTGCTTCCGATGCTTCTCGATCATATCAAAGAGCTGGACGCAAAATGATAGAAATGGGCTTTGATGCTGTTAGAGTCCGCGCAGACTTTGAAAGCGCTAAAAGCTTCAAGCAGATATTAAAGATTGAGAAAGTTGATAACGCTATTAATCGTATATGGTTCGATTCTAATTCAGTCAAAGAGGACCGCTCAGACGCTCGGCATGGTTGGGATTTACGCGCACTAAACAAATCAGTTTACAACGAGCAATGGCCGAAAGGTTCAGGGCAAAGTGTAAACGATAGTAATAACGACTCAACTAGCACTACACTAAATCAGCGCGACGTCGTTGTGGTTGGTGAAATACTTTATAAGGAAAAAGTAAAGATTAAGCTTGTTGAATTCTCTGATGGAACAGTATTAGAGATAAATGATAAGTTTGACGCTAAAAAGTCCGAATTATTACAAAAGCAAGTTACTCAAGTTGGCCAGCCACACGACCGGACAAGATTTAAAGTTATGTCGCGATGGTTTGACGGCGCCGACTGGCTAGAAGAGGCTAAAGAAACACCTTTCGACCTAATCCCCTTGTGCCCTGCTTATGGCAACTTTGATATTGTTGACAATGCCGTCACCTTCTCGGGTGTTGTGCGCAAGTTTAAAGACGCTAATAGGGTGATTAATTTCTCAGAGTCTAAACAGCTAGAGGAAGTTGCAAACAGCCCCGTATCTAAGCTAATGATGACTAGGACGCAAGCATCCGGACATGAGAAGTCTTTGGAGACAATGAATAAGAACAATAACCCCGTTCAATTCTGGAACCCTGATGAAAAAGCGCCGCCACCATTTCAGACAAGCGGGGCACAAGCTAACCCTGCTTTAATTCAGCAAACCGCGTCAATGACCAATTATATTCAAATAGCAGGCAATCAACACAACGACCCGCAAAGACAATTTGTTTCAGGCGTAGCTATGAAGCAGGCGGAAAACAAAGGTAATACATCAAACATTAAGTATCACAATTCCCTAGCCGTTATGATTACCTACGTGTGCAAAGTTCTTAAAGGCGCAGCACCTAGGATATACGATACTAAGGATAGAGAAGTGAGAGCCATTAAAGAAGATGGCACGGTTTCCAAGATAAAACTAAATACCATCGTTAGAAACGAAGACGGCACCGGCCAAGAAATGACTAACGATTTATCCGTTGGTGAGTTCGACGTGACTTGTTCGGTAGGCCCAGCGTTCAAGAATCGTAAGCAAGAAGCTCAAGACGCTATCCTTAACATTGCCGCCGTTGACCCTGCTATATTGCAGCGTAATGCCGATATTTATGTAAGCACTATTGAAGCACCGGCTATGGATCTGGTAGCAGAACGAGAGCGTGCATTCTTATTTGATCAAGGCGCGATACCTGATACGCAATGGACCGATGAAGAGAAGCAAGAAGTTGCAGACGCCAAAGCATTGGCAGAGGCTCAAGCAACCAAACAAAACCAACAAGGCGACCCAATATCGCAAGCCGTTGTTGCAGACGCTCAGAGTCAAATAGTTAAGCGCGAACAAGACGCACAAAACGATACAGCAGAACTTCAACTTAAAATCGAGAAGCAACAGCAGGAATTCTTTATAAGGCAAGAAGAGTTAGAGCTTAAGCGAGACGAGCAAGACAGAAAGAATCGTGAATCTGTTACTAAGACGCTTAATGATTTAACTGAAGCATGGTCTAAAGGAATTCAAGGGCCACCTACTATACCAACGGTAGACAACCAAGCAAGACTTGTATTAGAATCACAGAATCTAGTTAGTGATGACTTACCAACTAACACAGATGATATAGCCGAACCTAGCGGTCTCTAGGATAACGAACCGAACGTCATTCGGATAAACCAGAGTAAAAATGTAATGGATGAAGCAACAAATTTAGATAATTCAAATAGTGAGCAATCACTAGCCCCGAAAGTAAACGAAAGCGGGGAGGTAATTACTAAAGATAACGCCACTCCAGAGCAGAAAAAAGAATACGCACTCGAAAAGAAGAAAGCTAAAAACTTAGCCCGTAATGCCGAGAATCAAGCGCGACTAGCCGAACAGGATAAAACCTTGAAAGCTAATGCGAGCAAGATGGCAGAACTTGAAGCGAAGTTAGAAGCGGCGAACGCTCCAAAGGCCCCTAACATTGATTTAGAGTTAGATGACCCTGAAGAGTATTCAAGACAGTCGGAAGCATACCGAGCACATGAAAAAATGCTTGAGCGCAGAGAGATTGTTAAAGAAATTCGAGCTGAAGATAAAAAACAAAATGAAGATAATGCATTAGCAGACAGACAACGAGTAGCACGCGAAGAGTTAATTAGTAAGGTTGATAATTTTCTAATCAAAGGTGAGTCAGTAGGTTTATCAGAAGACGCTTTAGAGGGCGCGGTTAAAGTCCTTAATGAAGCCAGCGTTAATTCTGATATACAAAACTTCTTACTCGATGATGAGAACGGACCACAGATTGTAGAGCACTTGGCGACTAACGCCGATGATCTTGAGGTTATGAATAAATTATCTCCAATGGCTCAAGTGAAGTTCATTGAAAATACTGTTAGAGCAAAAGCTTTATTAAACAAACCCACAACATCGGGCGCACCATCACCACTATTAGATATAGGTGGCGGCGGAGCACAAGAAAAGGATGATTTTGACACCCTTTACCCCAATGCTGAATTTAAATAAAAATGGTGAAACCCAATGACAAACACACTAAACAAAAACTTTAGTACAATTGTACTTAAAAAATTCCTCCCCGCCTTTTCATCTAACTTAGTTATTTCTAAATCGATCGATCGTCAATTATTAAAAGGTGAGATTAACCCTAGCACCGGTTCTAGTATTCAGTTTAAACGCCCTCATCAGTACGTTACTGAACGCACAACTGATGGCGATGTTACCGGCACTACTAAAAACCAATTAACATCTGCTACTGCAACGGGCGCTATCGGTAATTATATTACTGTTCGCGTTGAATATTCTCAGTTAGAGCAAGCAGTTGAATTGAACCAGTTAGACGAAATCCTTGCCCCTATAGGCCAGAAGATGGCTAACGAGGTTGATAGCGAATGCGCCCAACGTATGAATGATAACGCGGCTTTGATTTCTGGTTTACCTGATCAAGCTATTGGTCAATGGTCAGATGTTGCAAGTGGTTCAGTTTTCTTGAAGGATCTTGGCGTTACCGGTAAGAACTTCGCGGCTCTTGATCCATGGTCTACTAAAGATCTTGCAGACGCTCAAGGCGGCTTATCTAATGGTTCTGATAGCCTAGTAGATAAAGCTTGGGAAGAGGCTCAAATAAGCTCTAACTTCGGCGGCTTAAAAGGTCTTATGAGTAATGGCTTACATAGTTTTACTTCTGGTACTGAGGCCGGTGTTGGCGGCGTTACTTTGGGCGCTACTCCTATCGTTACTTACTCGGCGCTTAAGGATACTTATCAAGTCACTGTAGCCTTAACTGGTCTTACTGCTACCACTGGCACCGTTAACGTCGGTGATATGCTGCAATTTGATGCAACTACCTTGCTTAATCAGCAAAACAAGTCATCTTTATTTAATGGCGGCGTTTCTATTCCTTTCACTGGAACGGTAATAACCGGCGGTACTGCTGATGGGTCTGGCGATTTAACGGTTGTTATTTCCGGTGCACCAATCTTTGACGCCAGCAACCCGCAGTACAACACTGTTAGTCGCGCCATTACTTCAGGTGATGCCGTTACTATCTTGGGAACAGCTTCAACTATCTATAAGCCTTCATTGTTTTATAATGAAATGGCTTTCGGTTTGGGTTCTGTTGAATTGCCTAAGCTGCATAGTATTGATAGTTCGGTTGTTAATGCTGAAGGGTTCTCCATTCGAGTGCATAAGTACTCAGACGGTGACGCTAACAAGCAGATGGTTCGTTTTGACTTGTTACCTTCATTCTGTGTATTTAACCCGTTTATGATGGGTAAATTATACGGTCGCGTTTAATCTGCCTTGGAGCTAGGAGGCTCCGGCCTCCTTTTTCTTTCATTAATTTTTAAGGTGATAAAATGTCGATTGTACAATTGCAAAACTTGCGTATATTTAAAGATGACACTTACAGGTGTGCTGAAGGGAAAGGCAACTATGAAACTCTGGCCGTGTCTGGTGATTTTGGCGGTGGAACGGTTAAACCCGGATATATAAATGTTTCTGGGGCATTTGTGTCATTTAAAGATGGCAATGAGGAAGTCATAACCTTTACCGATGAATTCCAAGTAGTTCAGGGCGGTGGGATTGGAATGCAATACGCTGTCGATGTTTCTGGCAGCACAAACCCAAGTATAATTGTTGAGCAATTCCCTCATGGCAGGTAACTATTATCTCAAATATTACTAAAAAAATATTTACAGGTTCCGGGGCGGCTCCGTCTGTTTTTTGTGACATACCGGTATATGCTTTTTCTGGGCCATACCCTAAAACGCTTTCTATTTCTCAGTCTGGAAGTGAGGTTACTGTAACGGCATTAACAGCTAGCTCATCGGGTGGATATTCCCCAACAATTGCATCAAAATCGACCGCCGGAAATCTATCAACAGAAACAACTTTTAAATCCAATTCTGGTGGTTCGGGCGGAATTTTAGGGTGCGGCATTATTCAACTTATTAACACGGGAGAACTTAGCGCCGCAATATCCGTGTCATTAACCGGAGGCGGTAATGGCGTTTTATTAGATCTTTTGGGTGGTCCTATTGGTTCGCCTTTTGCTGTTATCTATCCGTTCACCTTCAGCGTCAATATAAACCAAGCAGCGGGTACGGCGAATTTTGAGTTTTCCGACGGCGTTAACGATACCAGCGGAGCGCTAACAGTTAACCCAAACTATGATAATACCGTGTTTTCTCATTGTTTCGGTGCGGTATCCGGCGTTGGGCTGGGTGATGTTATTGTGGCCGACCAAAACAACGGTACAAGCGCCTTCACCCTAGCAAATTCAGTAGGCAGGCCCTGCGACTACACTACTAAAACGTTTTGTGTTTTCGATGAATTATTTAATTTTGACAATAGCGGCGCTCAAACCGTCGTAATGGATTCAGGTTTTATAATAACCACCTCCCTTGGAAATGTTGCGGACAGTATTCAAGTGCAGTCCACACCGTTTTCTGGAACTACAGGAACGACCAAAGCCGAGGCTCAATATATTGCCAAATCAGGTGCCAGCACCGATCAGAGCGGAGGCGTTGGCTATGTGGATGACAGTGACGGCTCAACGGCTAGCGTTATTTGTGGCGTTATATTCTTACCAGAAATAGGCGGCGGGGTTTTGCTAGATGCTCAAACTCAAATACCCGTAGAAACTGGCGTTACAATGACCCAAGAAGATTATTTTTGTTGGGTCAATTTTGACGTATCAGGGTCCGCGACCTACGAGGACTCGGAGGGCAACACCGGGTCGCTTTCGGTGCTAGGGTCTTATACCGCTGGTGATGATATATATAGGGCTACTATTTGTAATGCGGGATCGACCGTTACCGACGATATGACAATAGGCTATAATTTTGGCACTAGAGAATTCTCGAATAATACGGGTTTAGGCTACTGCGAGATATAAAAATAAATAAAATTAAACCCGTAAGGATTTATAATGTCCAATGTGATACAGGCAGTAAGTGATAGTGGTAGTGATGGCGGATCATCATCATTTGGCGGGTTATCTAACGATGGATTAGTACCTGAAACTTTAGTTATCCCCGGCTCAAATGTATTTGTACCCATGGATATGAGCACCAGTTTAGATCCGAATTCAACGTCTGAATGGGCGCAAGTATCTGATGGCATGATTCAGTATAACGGTGACTTAACATTTATGGGTCTGTTTGACTTTAATTCAGCTTGTGAGCTTGTTAGTTCTGGCGTAAACGGCCTAAGAATTAATATTATGCGCGATTCTGGCGCGGGTGCTGCAATTATTAAAAGCCTTGGCCCTGCTGAAATATCAGCAGCAAGCGCTTATGCTGCGATGCATTTTATTGTTGATGTTGTTCCCGGTGTTAAATTTCATGCTGAAGCTGCGAATGAAACCACGGGCATAGATATTAGGCAGCGGACAATTTATATGAGGGTTTCAAAAACATGATTATTAAATTTGGTTCACCCGGTAAGGAAATGTATTTTAGAACTTTAAACGGTCTTATTGATAGCGACAGTGAAAAAATCACAGAGCAGGAAGCTAGCGCAGATATTGAGGGCATAACTTTATTTTGTTACTCTGAGGCTTATATTAAGAAGATGGCCGATATAGAAAGAGCTTGGAGAAATGAACAGCTTAAAATATGTGATATTGAGGTCAACAAGGGCGAAGACGCAGCAGGAACTTTTAATGCCTCAACATGGCGAGCATACAGACAAAAATTAAGAGATTGGCCAGAAAACGAAAATTTTCCTGATATTGCATTTAGGCCGCTAACGCCGTCTTAAATATAAAATTAAAACTTTAGGAATTTATAATGTCAAATGTAATA